ACCACAACAACAACAACAACTAGTCCTGGATAATAAAACCAAACAACATGGCAAAATCATTATTCCCTGATGAGATGATGAAATCAGGAGAACTAAACTTGGAAACAATAGCTGGGAAGCTTACGTATTTCCATGAGCAATTGCATCTATTGCATTGGCAAACAAAGAGTTATGCAGAACACCAAGCTTTAGGAGGATTGTATGATTATGTACATGATTTCAAAGATGGTGTGATAGAAAAAATAATGGGTTATTGTGGTAAACGTCCTGGAGTATATAAGATAGAAGCACTTAGTGCTGTAGATGCTACATCAGTTGTAACAGCTCTTATGGACTTTGCTAGTAACTTGAAAAAATATGGTGAAGTAAATAGCTATCATGATATTGCTAACTTAGCAGATGCATTGAGTGGCGAAGCAGCAAAAACTAAATATTTATTAACCTTGTCTTAATGCAGATTAACAAGAAATTCTTTCCTGAGGTGATGCAAGATAACGAACTTGCTTATTTTGCTCACCTTGAAGGAATTATTGCATCAGTGGATGAGCTTTCTACACTAGAAATAGTTAAAAATCCTCATTCTTATCATTTTAGATTGGCTGCATCTGTGCCCAAGTATAATAATATGCTGTTAGAAGAACTATTAAAATTCCACAATCTATTTCATATCAAACTGGACCTAAGCAAGAGCATCAAAAGCTCTGCTACCATCACGTTTGAAATATCATTAGATAACTAATGCCTGTTATTTATAAAATATTATCTCCTTCTAATAAAGTCTACATAGGTCAAACTTGGAACTACAAAAAAAGAATGTCAGGGTATAAAAATATATCTTGTAAAAGACAGCCTAAACTTTATAACTCTTTATTAAAATATAGTGTTGATAATCATTCATTTACAATAATTTATGAACTTCCTGAAGACATAAGTCAAGGTGTTCTTGATACATATGAACAGTTATATATAGATCAATATAGAGACTGTGGTATACAACTAATGAATATTAGAGAAGCAGGAAGTCATGGAAAACACTCTCAAGAAAGTATTGAAAAGTTAAGAAAAGTAAACGTAGGAAGAAAATACTCTGATGAATTTAAAAAAAGAAGAAGTGAAATAATGAAAGGTAATACCCTAAGGTTAGGGTCATCTCAATCAGAAGAAACTAAACTAAAGATGGGAAATTCTAGAAGAGGACAAGTTAGATCTGAAGAAACTAGACTCAAAATGAGAAATTCAGCCATTGGTAAAAAGAAGTCTCCAGAACATATTAGAAAAGTGGTGGAGGCAAAAAGAAGAAATAGAGAACTGAAACTTGAAATAAATTTGGATAGTAATTAAATTATACATAACTTTGTAGTTAAACAAAAATTATAAATATGTCAGAAGAAATCAACCAAGTAGACGTGGCTAATGAAGCCCCAAGTTATGACCCTAGTAAGAAATATACATGGTCAACAGAACATAACTTTACCATCTCTGGAGGAGAGTTTGGTGTTATATTAAACGCTTTACGTGCTATTACAAATACACCAGAAGCACATGCCATCTTCTTAGCAGATAGAGCAACAGGTGCTATTGAGTCTGTTCTAGCTAGAGGTGTAGAAGCAGGTATTGTTAAAGAAGTTGAAGAAGCTCCTAAAGGTACATTATAATGGCAAAAGAAATGATTAAACGTGCTGATGGTTCTACATCTCAACGTGGATTGTGGGATAACATTCGTGCTGCTAAAGGATCTGGGAAGAAACCAACTCCAGCTATGCTGAAACAAGAAAAGAAAATAAAAGCTAAAACTAAAAAATAATGGCAAAGGTAAAAAAAGCTGGCATGGGTAGCATGTCAGGATTGAAAGCTTCTGATAAGCGTGTAGGTCCTATTGATCCTCAAGGTGCTTGGACTAAGGTTCAAGAAAACACTTTAGCAGATGCTAGAATGACTCCTAAGTTAAAGAAAGATAAAGAACTTGGTGCCACTAGTATGAAAAATGGTGGTAAAATGGGACGTTCTGAGAAGTCTTATGGTCTTGATAAGAAGACACCTGCTCATAAAGAAATCAACCCTGCAGGTTTTAGAAAGGCTGCTTTAAAGCGTGAGTCTGAATTAATAGAAAAACGCAGTGGTGAGATGGCTCCTAAGTTAAAATCTTCTAAAAAGAAATAACATGGCAACAATTAAGAAAGCACAAACTGGTGCTGGAGTTCCTAAAGGAATGGTTCGTGGTGAAATGACAGGCAAGCTTATTAAGAAGTCTGTTCAAGACAAACGAGATATTGACATGGCTGATGCTTTAGATAAACAAGCTGGTAAGGGCAAGTATGCTCCTAAACCTAAAGGTCTAATCTTTGACAAGAAGAGTTTTGATAAACTACCTTCTTTTGATAAGTACATAAAAAAGACTGAAGGTAAAAAATCTGCTCCTAAAGCTAAAGCTAAAGCTGGTGGATTAGTTAAGAAAGCAGCTAAAAAGAAATAATCATGGCTACTGCTAAGAAGGATACAAAGTGGATTCAGAAAGCTGTTAACCCAGCCCATAAAGGATATTGTACACCAATGACCAAAGCTACATGTACTCCTAAGCGTAAAGCTTTAGCTAAGACATTTAAAGCAATGGGCAAAGCTCGTAAAGCTAAATAACATGGCTAGAATTCCTAAAACAAAAGTTTATAACCCACAGAAGGCAGAAGCTTATGTAGGTAAAGGTGTTCTCAGAAATGGAGACACTCTTACAGCTATTAAAGGTGCTATAACACCTGTTCCTAATGGCCATCTTATAAAGAAAGATGGTACATCATTAAAGAATGGTGGTAAGACACCAGCTTGGCAACGTAAAGAAGGTAAGAATCCTGCAGGAGGACTCAACGCAAAAGGTAGAGCCTCTTATAACAGAGCTAACCCAGGTAAACCAGGTCTTAAAGCTCCTCAACCTGAAGGAGGTTCTCGCAAGAAATCATTCTGTGCTAGAATGTCAGGGATGAAAAAGAAACTCACAAGTGCTAAGACAGCAAATGATCCTAATAGTAGAATCAATAAGTCTTTGCGTAAATGGAAATGCTAAATTTAAAATAAAATAATCAAAATGGCAAAGATTAAAAAATACCAAGGTGGTGGAAATGTAGATCCTAGGGTGGCTGCGTTCTTAAAGAAAAGAGCTGCTTCAGATAGTACTAAGATGTACAACAGAGGTGAGATGTTAGAAACAATCAATGCAATCACTGCAGGTAAGATTAAACCTCGTGTAGATAAAGCTCCTGCTGTTGGTCAAGGCACTAAGAAGTATGGTGTAGTTAACAAAGGTGATACCACTTACATGAGTAAAGCAGAATTTGAAAAGAAATATGCACAAAAGAAAGCTGGTGGTAAAATTAAAAAGGCTAAATCTGGTGGTTCTTTCCCTGACTTAAACAAAGATGGTAAAATTACTAAGGCTGATATATTAAAAGGTCGTGGTGTTATTGCTAACCATGGTACTAAAATGAAAAAAGCTGGGCTTGGAATTAAAGTAAAACCAAAAAATCTTAATGAACGTCAAATAGGTAGAGTTGACAGAATTGAAAGTGGTGATCCTTTAAGAGCTAGAACAGTAGCTAATAGAATCAGCAATAGAAGAAATGCAAGAGGTGCTGAAACATCTGTAAAACCTATGGCAAAATCTATGATGAGCAAAGGTGGAAAGATGAAGATGGGTGGTAAATGTAAAAATGGTTGTTAATAATTAAAACTTAAATAAAATGGCAAAGAAAACAGGTATGCTCAAAGCTCCTTCTGGAAAAGCTTCTTCTCAATTAGGATCTTACAAAGATGTAATTGGTAAGAACACCAAAGGTAAAGCTACAAAAGCTGTAGGTTTAGTAAAAGCTTCTAAAAGTAAAAAAGGTATTTAATGAAATCAGCTAAGGTAACTACCAAAGCAGCAAAATCAGTAAAACCAATGACTGCAGGTAAAGCTAAAGGATCAGGTACACCAAGACCAGCTCCTAAGGTGGCTCCTCCTAAACCAGTCAATGGTAATTACATGAAAGAAGCTGATACACCTCTTAGATTAAAAAGTAAGAATTGGCCTCTTAAACAAAAGAGGTTATCAAAATAACTGTCTTCTCCTGCATCCCTCGCTCTGCACGCTCAGGTTGTGGTAACTCAGTCTAGAATGAGCCCCTTAAAGAAGAATTTCCCCCCTATAGTCTCAGTATTATAGGTCTAAAAAAGCCTCCCTTAAAAAAGGAGGCTTTTTTTATGATACTAATGAATTGTATACAGATAGTATCTTGTTTATGTAATGTTTATTCTTTGCTTTTTTATAACAGTTCTCAGCAAATACACCATCAGCATCTCTCCTTGATAGAACAAATCTTTCTTGATTCACTATAGATGTATGTACAATGAAGTTATTGCTATCTACATAGCTTAACTTAATTATGTTTCCATACAATCTATGTACACCACT